TGGTTGACCCGAACTCCGACCTGCGGGTCGTTGGATGTCAGCACGATCCTGAACTGAAAAGCCTCGCCTGTGTATTCACCCGCGAACACCTTGCGCCATTCGGTCGCAGTGTATGAGTGATAGGCGATGTTCGGGACAATCGTTGTCAGCACATCCCAATCGTCGAGATACTCTTTACCAGTTGCTGCACGAACCTCTATGCGAGCATCAAACAATGTCTCGATATTTTCGATTGGCACTGTGCTGAACCCCTCGGCCCACAGTTGCGAACTCAAGGTGACAGCAAAAATCTCCCCGAAGGTCATCGGCTGCTCAAAATAGTAATAACCAACACGCTGACCACTTGGCCCCTTGGCCTCAAGTTCTAGCGCACCATTACGAACAACAGTGTCGATCTTTTGACCGTCAAAATTCGGGTCCTCAATCGTCTCAATGAGGTTGCTATTCGTCAGAATCTCGGTCGGCGTGATTGCCACCGCAGCCTCGGCGCTTACGTTGCCGGCCGTGTCAACAGTCTTGACAAAATATGTCCCGACCCGCGCAGGAACTGTCGCAGAGTTTGATGGGTAGGCGATACGCTCGGCGATCACCGTCGAGTTCGCAATTGATGTCGCGTTGAACTCTGGCGAATAGCGGATGAAATAGTAGTCAATGTCGTTTGAGTCTGGGTGTTTCCAGTCGAGAAAAATGTGACTGTTTGCGTGAATATCCAGATCAAGCGCGACAGGCTTGCCAGGCTTCACCAGGTCGCCGGCAGGTGTGATGGTGACCTGGGGTGCGACGTTGGGCTGAATACGTTTGCCACCTGGTCCAATTGCAACAACCGCAAAGGTCATTTTTCTTCCAACCAAATTGATCGTCTCGCCACCGTCCTGGACAACCTTGACATCTTTGTATGCAAAGAAAGACAGCTCTTTTGTCGTCGCGATTTGAACCCAGATGTTTTTCTGGAGCTCATATATTGCGTATCCGGAAGGCATCACACCGCCTGGCCGAGTCCAAGACAGGCCAATCGATATGTAGTGGTAACGATTGACAACCGTATCGCGTTCAGTTGCCTGGAGGTTTGTCACAGGACCTGGACGCCGGTCGTTGATCGTACTGATCAGCGGGTCGTATTCAGGAATAGGCGCGCTCTCAGCCGTGTAGATGGCTGGTGCATAGCTCACTAGCTCGATCGATGCGGCCAAGTCTCCAGATGGGGAGATTGACTTCACCAGGCAGTCCATTGTCACCTTCTCGAGCACGCCGTAAACGGCAAGCATGCCTTCAGACAACCGGTAAATCTCGCCAGAAACCCTGAGTTGATTGATGTCGATCTGTTCAACTATTAGAAAATCGAGCTGTGAGTTGTCAGACTCACGCACGCGCAGATAGTGGCCTGGTTCTGCGTTCACAATATCATCGTCGAATGTGATCACATCAGAACTGATGCTCTTGACTCTCGCCCATCCCGATCCGATCTTTGGAACATCGTGCGAGATCCTAACCAAGTCACCTCTAGTGGCCAGAATGTTCTCCACACCGGTCGTGATGGTGAACGTCTCGCGCCTGAGATGACCCTGCGCCAGTGATCTGCGGCCGATACGATATGCCTGGCTGTATGAGGTCACGCCAACCAGATCGAGTGAGTCAAACTCCGTGGCATTGGATTCGTTATAGCCGTCGTCATAAACAACAATCTCTCGGCCTTGCCACTCTTGCAGCGGGTCGATGTACTGGACGCGCAGAGCATGTGGCTGTCTGAAATACGCGAGCGTTGATCTAAACCCTGAAGAGTTTCTCGGCGTGAACAGCTGCACTGGGTAACTCCGTGGCCGATCGACTGAGATGGAGTACTTTCCCGATCGCAGTGCTGGAGTGGCATCCCCAATGCTCGACAATAATTTCAGGACCTGCCAGGCCGTTGTCTCACCGCTGATCACGATGTCGCACTGATTGCGAGGCACTGTCGGGTCGTTGGTGTCTGGTGCGTCACACCAGTCAGCCCATTCTTTGATCGCTGCCAAATCGACGCGATCGGTCGTGGCTTTGGTCACAGCGGCCGTACCTATCAGAACGTCGAGGTATGCCCAGGCGGGATTGCGAGTTGGTTTTTCAACAAAGCCGCTGCCATTCCAAGCGCGCAATCTGGATGTCGCAATCGCTGTGAAATTGCTCACCACACCATTGAGCTGGTCGTTCGCCAGGATCCGCATCTCGACGACAGTGTGTGGATTCTCAGGCGCAATCGGCGCGCTGTCCTTGACCGAGCGAATGCTCGAGATGTAAACGTCGTCCTGCGTGTATCTGTCCTCTGAATCGGCAGAGAGCCTGGCAATCTGGAACTCATACTCGCCGACCGGCAGATTAAGACTCAGCGAGGTTGTGAATGGTTTCTGAGTCTTGTTTGAGACTGAGAGTTTCTTCTCAATCTGGTTATATATCGGCTGGAGGTCGTTGACATAGTCGACATAATATTCTTTCCAGTAATATCCGCCCTCATTTTCCCAAACTTCCTCGTATCGAACGAGAGTCAGCCGGTGGCCGTTTGGGTAAGCCGAGGGAGCCGGCAGAACGGTCACAGAATCATAGTTTGCCCCCCTGGATACTTTTGCAAAATCACCGCCCCCACTATTGCCACCGTCTCCACCACCGTCATAGTCGCTGTATTCAGCACCTTCTGCGCGCCAATACGCCTCGTAGTAGAAATTCGCTGGCGCATCAACACCTGGTCCATCAATTGTGTGAGGCGCTTGCCAGTAAGGAATCCAGGCGGATGTGCCGGCCAGGCGATATTGAATGTTGAGAGATACTTCTGCCGTGACCAGGTCACCGTTTTTCTGGTCAACAATCGCAAGGCCCTGGGGGAAGTTGAAGTCCAGGACGAACAATGTGCAACCAGGCGCTGATGTGATGACTCGCCAGCCGTTATACAGCAGCTTCTGGGCCAGACCGTCCTGATAGACGTCTTTGTTGTAGATGGCCAGCGCGTCACCCTTTTTGAAACTCGGGTGAATCTTGTACTCGACGTTCTGGTAGCTGGATAGTGGGTTCTCGCCGATTCTCAAATCCTCCAGGTCGAGCGGCCCATAGCCAAAATCAAAAAGTAAATATAAATATTGTTTATCGCCGACAGATGCAACATAAGGTCTGGCCGCATAGGTCGGAGCCATCTTGACTCGGCCATAAACTCGAGGGACGGGTTGATATTGTTGGTTTGTATTCGAGGCCGAATTCCATCCAAAAACGTCTGCCTCAGAGGATTGTTGGCCTAGTTCTGGCATATCAGCAGAGGGAGGCGGGAATACTGCATTGAGCGCAAGTGACGCGACCATTGATGCTGCCGCCACAGCAATCGCACCGGCCACCAAAGCACCCACCGATCCAACCCCACCAAACATACCGGCAAACGCTGCACCACCGGCACCCATTGTGAAATACGAGACGACCACCACAACCGCAATCATGGCGATGGTTTTCAATATATTCCCAGCATCTCCCTGGGGAGTCACCAATAAAGTGATCGGACAGTTTTTCTTCAGACGCACCTTGCTCCACATATTGCGAGGCACAACCTTGTCGCCAATTTTTACCACCATGTATTCGGCCAACCAGGTCTCATTGACACAAGCGCGCATCACAATATGCTCGACAGTTGCGCCCTCGACAAACTCCACGACAGAGAAGTTGCCCGTCAACCCGACAAACGGATTGTTTCTATATACTGCGTAACCGGTAGAATCCTGCGATTCGCTTTGACCAGGAGGGAGAGTCAAATCGCTCGACCCCTGAGAGTTTTCCGGCGCTTGCATGTATAAATTCCGATCCATTTAAAAATACTCCTATGTGGCACACATGCGCGCCGACCCTGAACAAAACCGTATCGCCAGGCTGGGGGTCGGTGCAGAGCTCGAACTTCGAGCGTTGTGAATCAACGGCCGAACCAAGCTCTGGGCTGGCTCGATAATCTGAATAAAGCTCGTTAAAACTTGGATACTGGCGGCCAAGAATCATCGTGTTGAATAGTTTGACCAGGCCAACACAATCGCAGCCTTCAAGGCTCTCGCCTCGCAAAACGTATGGGATCCCGATGAGGTCGCCCACGCTCATTTGAAAAGTCCAGAAAAATTACTTGGCAAATATCGCTCGTTTGGAAATGCTGTGTTGAGCAAGTCATCGACAGTCACCGTCATTTTGATCGTGTCCTTGTCGTACTCAACAGACGCCACTCGCATATTCAGGATCTCAAACTCCACCACATCAGGTGTTGAAGCCAGGATGAATTCGAGCTTCACGCCGATGAAGGTCCCGCTGCTGCGAATGATGTCGATCAATTCGAGTGATGCGTTTTGACAAACAATCTCGATGGCCGGCAAGCTCTCGCCGTCATCGGCTGGCAATGTGATTTCCAGCGGGAATGCGATGTACTCCTGGCCGCGAGAAACAATCTTGTCGATGTTGTTGACCAGGCGAATCGGCGTCGGAATTGCGCCGCCTGAGAATGTCAGCAGGAAAAGAAATACCTCTTTCGTATTTGGATCGAGTGCCGCTTTGACAAGTTTCTGCGAGAAAGCCATGTCAGACCTCATCCAGTTGGCATGCGACAGCCCAGGTCAGTGGTCCGACCGAGGTGATGGTTGGGGGCGCTTTGAACTTGAATGTCGCTGGAGAACCAGAGATCGGCTTGAGCCAATCGAACGGCAGTGTCCCCTGGGCCAGGTCGATGTTGTAGAAATCTACGAACGCCAAGTATTGCGCGCGATCAACCCAGATGGTCATCGTGGCCGAGATCCTGGTGCGAGTAAACCTTGGACGAGATATGCTTGGACCCACATCAGGGTTCGAGCGAACCACTCCGTCCATCATGGTCTCGGAGTAGTCATAATTTGGATTGTCCTGCAATATCGCTGGATATTGAGCGTTTGGCATCATCGAGCTCCTTGTCTGCGTAGGCCGTAGGTGGACCCCATCGCCTTGTCGAATTGGCCGCTGGCAATCCCTTCAGCGACAGCTTTCTTGATATAGATATCAATTACTTTGCCGCCACCTGGTGTGCTGCGTTCTTTGGTTTCAACCTCTCCACCGTTTTGGTTGTAGACGTTGACCTGTGTGCCGCCACCTGAATTGGCCGCAGCGACACCGAGTTTGCCGTCAGGTCCACGACGCAATGGCATCACCGCTTCTGGACCGGCCTCACCCATCAAACCTCGTCCTGTGGCCATGGGGAAAAACTTCGGATTTGTAACAACCCCGCCTCGAGCAAATGGGATGACGTTGCTGCCGTCGTAGACGTTACCTTTTGCGTTCGGTAATACGGCGTAAGCCGTCGCAGTGTTTCCGTTGTCATAGGTTACTGATGTGCTAGTCCCGCTGACTGAAGCACCAGCACCAGGTCCGAAAATATTCCCTGCTGCCTGGTTTAATGCCTTGACCAAAGGGAGGACAACCTGCGTTTTTATGATCAATTCCGCGATGGTTTTGCCCAGACCTGTGAGAATATCGTTAAAAGACTTGCCGCTTAATATTGCGTCGGAGAAAGCGTTCCCGATTGCCGCTGTGATTCCGCTGATGGCCTGGCTCTGTCGCGAGAATTCCTCTGCCGCGCCGGCCATTACCTTCGAGAGCTCCTCTCCTGAAAGCGCCCCATCCTTGTTGAGCTGGTTCGCTTGTGCGATTGTCCTGTTGTACTTTTCCTGCGCCGTGACGTTTTTCTCTAGGATCGCAAGTGCAAAGGCTCGGCCTTGATTTGATTTCTCGAGAACCTCCTGCTCCTCATACGCCTGGCGAACGCTTTCATATTGCAATGAGTTGAGCCGCGATTTGCCTTGCGCGTACTCCTCATCCATTGCGATGATCTTTTTCCGCGCATCAGTGGTCTTGTAGATTGAGGCCGCGACATCAAACTCAGAGCGATTTAATCTTTCGTTCTCCTCCGTGAGTACTTGCTTTGCAGTAGCCTGATCTCGAGCAATTTTTAGATAATTGTCGAAATCTGCTTTCGCCTGATCAGCACCCCTTTTGAGGTCACCAGTGGTTGAGTAATCCCCTTTCTCAAACCGTCCAACCGCAGCATTACCCTGGTCAATCTGGGTTCGTGCTTGGTTTATTTTCTGAACCCAGGCAAGTTCTTCAGTTAATTTCTTAATAGTGTCTTTGTTGACCTTTTCACCAGCATTAGCCCTTTGCTGTATACCCGCCAGGGTGGTTCTTATAAATTCAGTGTATGCGTCACGCGCAC